TATTCCCTGTTGGTGGCATTATAGATCCAAACTATCGTGGTGAGATAGGCGTTACCCTTGTTAATATGGGTTCAGAAGACGCTGTATTTAGCGTTGGAGATCGTATTGCACAGTTGGTAGTTTACAAGGTGTCTACTGCTGGAGAGGTAGTAATGGCTGAGAGTGATAAGGTAACTGAAACCAATAGAGGTTCTGCGGGTTTCGGTTCGTCTGGCAAGTGAATAGAATAATTCTTTAAAGAATAACGCCGCTTGGATTTAGTTCCTGGCGGCGTTTATATTGAATTTTCTAATAGTATATTAATTAAAAAATTTCATATACTATGCTTAATATGAATATAACAACAACAGAAAGACCTATTGTAATTGTAGATGCACTGAATATTTTTATTCGCCATTATATGGTAAACGAAGAAATAAACAATAAAAGTGAACCAATTGGAGGAGTAACAGGATTTATAAAAGCATTAAATTCTTATGTCAATACTTTTTCTCCACAAAAAGTGTTTGTAATTTGGGAATCTGGTGGACCTTCTCCTAGAAGAAAAAAGATATCTGAAAATTATAAAGCAAATCGTTCTAAATTAAAAGAATTTGTTAAATATAAAGCTGGAACTGGCAATATGAAAGATATTCTTCGTTTAGATGAAGAAACCAAAATAAATCAATTAATGATTTTATCTAAATTGTTAAAAACAACTCCAATTTGTCAAATCTTCATACCAGAAACAGAATGTGATGATATAATCGCTTATCTTATAAGAGGAAAATTCTGTAATATAACAGCAAAAAAAATAATATTATCTTCGGATAAGGATTTTTTGCAATTATTAGATGATTCAACAGTTGAAATATTTGATCCTGGCATTAAATCTTTAATTAATGGCGAAAAAGTTTTAGAAAAATTTGGTATTTCTTCTAGAAATTTTTGTTTAGCCAAAGCTTTGGTTGGCGATGAAAGTGACAACATAGAAGGTATACCAGGGGCTGGTTGGAAAACAGTTGCAAAAAGATTTCCAGAATTAGCGGACGTAGAAAAAGATTTAATGATTTCTGATTTAACAGAAATAGCTAAAAAGAATTATAATCCAAAAAAACCAATTAAAATTTATCAAGATATAGTATCTTGTGAAAAATTAATAAAAAGGAATTGGGATTTGATGTATTTAAATATCGGTGCTTTATCGGCTTCACAAATCAGCAAAATTGATGGCATTTTAGAAGCATATGAGCCAAAAATGGATAAGCTTACATTTATAAAAACCCTATTAGAATCAGGGATTTCAATCAATTTAGACATAGATTCCTTTTGTTCTCAAATGAGAAATTTTTTAAGATAAATATTCGACGGTATAAACAAAAAATCTTCTGTGGTACAAGTGAATAACTGACAGGATAGGAGTAGTTATGAATACTATGAGTGAGCAAGTTACTAATTCTGAATTGGAAGTCTCCAGTACAGATACACAGGGCAAAGTTTTCTCTTTTGATAGAAATTTTCAAGAAAAAATCGTACAAGCATGTCTTGTAGATCGACTTTGGGCTTCGCAATTTTCAGAAGTATTGGATGTGAATTATTTTCATTACCCATATTTGAAACTTGTGGCATATGAATATTTTCAATATCATACAAAATATAAGGAATTTCCTTCGTTTGATTTGTTGCTTAATATTCTTAAAGATAAGCTTAAAAATGATAAAGATTCCTTAATAAGAGAACAAATTAAATCATTTTTAGTTAAAGTAAATGACAATCAAGATCTTGGAGATCTTGGATATGTTAAAGACAAATCACTTGATTTTTGTAAAAAAATTGGTTTACAACGTGCATTGGAACAATCGGTTGATTTACTGGAAACTGAAAAATATGAAAAGATAGTTGATGTAATTAAAAATGCTATTACTGCTGGAAATAGCAATACACCAGGATTAGATTTATTTTCAGATATTGATGCAAGATATAGTGAAACTTATAGAAGAACAGTAGCTACTGGCATTACTGAATTAGATAGCCGAAAGATTTTGAATGGCGGCTTGGGTGCTGGAGAATTGGGAATTTGCATTGCACCAACTGGGGTAGGCAAAAGTCACTTTCTAGTACACATTGGAGCAAGTGCTTTGAAGCAAGGTAAAAATGTTCTACATTATACCTATGAATTAAATGAAAGAGCAGTCGGTATTCGTTATGATTCACATTTAATTGGAATCAATTCAATCGAATGTTATGAACATAGAGAAAAAATCAAAAAGTATTATGAAGATAATAACGACAATCTTGGAAGATTGAAAGTAAAATATTATCCAACTGGCACTGCCACGATCAATACTATTCGTTCACATGTAGAGAAATTGGCGATTCAAGAAAACTTCAGACCTGATATCGTCATTATTGATTATGCAGGGATTATGCGTTCAACCGAAAAATATGATCTTCTTAGATTAGAATTGAAAAAAATCTATGAAGAATTACGTTCATTAGCAAATGAATTAGATTTGCCAATATGGTCTGCTTCACAGTCTAATAAAGAAGGTGCTGATAAAGATTATGTTGATTTAACAAATATGGCAGAAGCTTATGGACAAGCACATGTCGCTGATTTCATTCTTGGGCTTTCTAGGAAATCTCTCGATAAATCTACCGGTTATGGTAGTGTATTCATTGCAAAAAATCGTAATGGAATTGATGGTGTCAAATATCATGTACATTTAGATACAAGCAGATCTACTTTGAGAATTGTAACTGAAGATGAATTGAGGAATATTCAGCCACAAGATGATGAGGAAACTGAAGATTCAATGAAATTCTTAAGAAAAAGATTCAAAGAAATTCAGAAGAAAAGTGATCGTTGAATAATTTATGGAGTATTTTAAAAAAATACTAAATCATAAAGGAGAATATTATAATGCCGCTACTTGATAGAAGAATTAATTACAAGCCATTTTTATATCCGCAAGCACATGACTTTTGGCTTAAACAACAACAAGCACATTGGCTCTCTTCGGAGGTCACTCTCAATCAAGACCTTCTTGATTGGAACATGAACCTTACGCCTTCTGAAAAGTCTGTAATTGGCGGCATTCTAAAGGGATTTACCCAGACCGAGATATTCGTTAATGATTATTGGTCAAACAAGGTAGGTCGTTGGTTTCAGCATCCAGAGATTGTTATGGCTGCTACAACAATGGCTTCTTTTGAAACTATTCATACGCAAGCTTATTCTCTACTTGATGAAACTCTTGGATTTGCTGATTATGAAGCATTTCTTGCGGATCCAAATATTAAGGCAAAGATTGATCGTCTTGTAGAGACTGGAAACATTGATACTACTGAAATGACCATAGAAAAGAAAATGGCAATGGCGAAATCCCTTGCAGTATTTTCGGCATTTACGGAAGGTGTTTCACTTTTCTCTTCATTTGCTGTTCTTTTGCATTTCTCTCGTTATAATAAGATGAAAGGCATGAGCCAGATTGTCACATGGAGTATAAAGGATGAGACGTTACATTCGGAATTTGGTTGTTACTTATTTAGAACATTTATTGAAGAAAATCCGGAAATCTGGACAGACGAGTTCAAAAAAGAAATCTACCAAGCGGCAAGAGATACTGTTTCTTTAGAGGACAACTTTATTGATAGTGTTTTTGAGAAAGGCGACATTGAAGGTCTTTCGAAAGAGGATTTGAAAGATTTTATTCGTCACCGTGCAAATATGCAACTTGGAAAACTCGGTTTAAAACAAAACTGGAAGAATGTAGACAAGGATGCATTGAAGCGTATGGAATGGTTTGATGCTATTGGTGCTGGAGTTAGACTTGATGATTTCTTCAGCGTTAAGCCAACGGATTATAGCCGTGGAGTTGTTAACTTTGATGATATGTTTTGATTGAAGAGAAAATAATATATGAAGACATTAGAACAATTAAAAGCGGCTGGAGAAGCACCGGAATGGCTTGAAAACTCTGCATTTCAAACATTGTGTGGCGGTTACTTGTTTGGAGAAGAAACTCCAAAAGAGATGTATCGTCGTGTAGCTTCTACAGTATCTCGTTCTCTTAAGAAGCCAGAACTTGAAGCTCGTTTTTTTGATATATTATGGAAGAACTGGCTATGTCCTTCTACTCCAGTTCTATGTAATGCAGGAACGGATAGAGGTCTTCCTATTTCCTGTTTCTCTTCATATATGGCAGATGACACATATGAAATCCTTGAAACTCTACAGGAAGTAGCCATGCTATCCAAGTATGGTGGAGGAACGGCTATACATATTAATGATATTCGTCCAAAGGGCGCTCCAATCTCTAAAGGTGGTCATTCTGATGGAGTAGTTCCATTCATGAAAATGGCAGATAGCGTTATTCTTGGCATATCACAGGGTTCTACCCGTAGAGGTGCTTGTGCTGCTTATATTGATATTGAGCATGGTGACTTTGATGAATTCCTTCATAGCCGTCGTCCAACTGGAGATACCAAT